TGAAACAATTAAATGAATGAAAAAACAGTTAATATAGATAATTTTATTGGGGTCTATGATAATTATATAACTAAAGAAGAATGCAATAAAGCTATACAATTATACGAGCATCAAGATAAATTTAATAAAACTCTTAATAGAATATCATCTGAAAAATCATCTATTTTACGAAAACAAGACCAACAATACTTTGCAGCTGGAAATAATATAGAAATATGGTGGGATGAATTAAAAACTATAATGTTAAATTTTGAGTTAGCTTGGCGACATTATGTAAAAAATATAGGTGCAGATGACGCTTACGATGGAGGACCATTTCATTATACTTCTTTAAAAATACAAAAAACCTTACCTACAGAAGGATACCATATATGGCATATAGAACATGGAAAAGGATTTAATAATGAACCAAGAGCTTTTGTTTTTTCTATTTATTTAAACGATGTAGAAGAAGGGGGAGAAACTGAATTTTTACATTTTTCCAAAAGAGTAAAACCTAAAACAGGTAGAATAGTTATTTGGCCAGCAGGTTTTCCTTATGTACATAGAGGAAATCCACCATTATCTGATGAAAAGTATCTTTTAACATCGTGGATGATGTTAAGATGATAAAGATATTAGATAATTTTTTTGAAGATAAATTATTTTTAAATATAAAAAACCATGTTACAACTAAACTGTGTTTTACCCCTAGATATGTCCATAATACCAAAGAAAAAACTCATGACAATTATTATGGAAGTAGGTTTGTTTTATCAGAGAATCCAGAATTATTAAAAACTTTTGTTACACAGTCTGAAAAAAAATTCAAAATTAAAATAAAAAAACTCCACTCAGATAGTGGTGTCGATATTAGAAATTTAAGCAATTTTACGCCACATATTGATACTGACTGTAAGATAAATATATTGACAATGTTAGCTGGTCCCACTGCTGTTACAAATGGGACTGTTTTTTATTATACAGATAAAGATAATAATAAAGAATTAGATATTCATGTAGGATTTAGAGAAAATAGAGCCATTTTATTTCCCTCAAATTGGTGGCATTCTGCACACGCAAGTAATATTCCGAATCTTAAAAGATATACTTCTAGTTTGTTTGTAAGTGATTATGAAGAATAAGAGGTAGGTCTTTCACCTAATCGAGCAATTTTTTCTGCCGCTGTTTCAGTAATGTTTCCGTCATCGTCTGTCACATTATCATTGTCCCAATCAGATTGTAATTGAGCTAAGTGAGCTGCATCCCATTTGTCTATGAAATCTTGAATAGGACCTAAAGTAGATTCATCGTAAGCAGAGTGTGGAGTTGCGTCTCTATATTCCACTGCATCAGTAGCTACACTTGTTCCATGTTGAATAGCCCAGATGTTAGAAAACTTAGCTTGATTCCAAAAAGAATCATCATTTATAGTATAAGGACCTGCCGCATCACCAGCTTGTTTGATGACTGTTTTATCTTCAAATATTACTGTCCATGTTGAATTAGTTGCCATTATTATTCTCCTTAAGTTTTAATACAATACATTACTGTTAAATATGGTTGCACAACTGAAGTTGCATCACCAGAAAAAGTTGCACTCATATTGTGATCGTGACCTTGTCCAGATCCTGCACTACCAGTACTACCTGAGCTTCCGCCCGGTACTTGATATGGGTGACCAGTTTGAGTTGGAGTACTTCCTCCGCCTCCTCTACCACCCGGGTGGGAGTGGGGTGCTAGTTGCGCTGTTGATAAAGTTGCGTTAGCTGTTGAACCTCCAACGTTTCCAGTTGAAGTTACCGTGTTTGCTCCACCTGTTGAAGCTAAATTTTTAGTAGGAGATTTGGAAACTGCTACGTTGTCTTGTAAATCAGGTACGTTAAAAGTTGCTGCACCATCTCCAACTCCATAAGTAGTTGAAATAATTGCAAATAAACCTGAGTAAGTTGATCTTGAAACAGCTTGACCGTTACACTCTAAGAAACCTGTTGGTACTGAAGCAGTCGACCACGGCACAATAGTTCCAGTGGGAATTCCTTCGATACCTGTAAGGCTTGCACCAGAAAAATCGTATTTTGTAGCTTCGTAATTTGACATAATCTATTATCTCCTATTTCTCTGTATAAGTCCACCCAGTAGTAGCATCACCAGAATAAACTAATGAGAAAGCTGCGCCTTGTGTATTAACTGTTAAATCAGATCCTGCGTTAGCGATGTTAGAACTATTTCTACCAACAACTAAAGCATTTGAATCGAAATCATAACCTTGGTCTACAAATGAAACCGTATCGCCTGTATTTGGCGACGCTGGAAGTGTCACTGTGACTCCTCCACCATTTGTATTTACTAAAAGTTGAGCACCTGCCTGAACTGTTTCAGCCGCAGTAATTGCTCTCCATACTTTTAATTCAGAACCTTTATAAACGTTAGTTCCGTCAGACCATAATTGATAAGTGTGGCCTTCACATAAAAGAATTCCTGTTCCAGAAGAAGTTTTAAAAGTTAAAGTGTATCCTGCGTGATCACATCCATCCCACACTGTGTATGTTTTTTCTACAGAGTCAGGGATAGAAACTGTAAGATTTGCTTCTAAAGTACCTGTTAATTTTATTACTTCGTTTTTTCCATTAGAAACTGCACCATTAGTAAAAGTTAATGATCTAGCACTGTCAGTTATATTAAAAGTATCATAACCACCAATTGCTTGTTCTAGGATTAATAAGTTTGTATTTGTAATTTGTCCCCAAGTTCCCGAGTTTTCACCGGTTGCTTGTACTGTAAGTTTTAGACTTGCTGATGTCGAGTTAGCCATTTTTAATTCCTTATATATTCATATTATTAAAAAAAGTGGTTTCTGTCAAACCCCTTTATGCAGCCACTACTTGCCATCCAGGTGGATCTATAGGTGCTGAACCCGTATCTACTTCGTTCCAGATTAAAGCACTACCACTTCCTACAGCTACAGTCAACCCCAATCCAGTTACATCTATGTCTGCATTTGCTGTAACAGAAGTACCTGTTCCTAATGCTGCTGTTAATGCTTGCCCTGTAATAGCGGCTATTGTATTTGCATCACCAACAACTGTGCCTAATGCTGCTGTTAATGCTTCTCCTGTAGGAGTAACAACATGATCTGCTACACCGGATATAGTTCCTAAAGCGGCAATCATGAAATTGCCTGTAATCATCGCATCTGGTGCGGGGTCTATATTAGCTAAAGTTAATTGTGCAACATTTAAAGTATTGGCCGTAATAGTTGCATTAGCTTGAACCGAAGCACTAGCTAAAGTAGCTGTTAATGCTTGACCTGTTACACTTACATTTGCCCAATCTCCTTCAGCGCCCCAAACCCATTGACCCCAAAAATATCTACCCCAACCTGATTGGTTATAGGCTTCAATATTTCCGAGAGCCATCGTTGCAAGGTTAGTACTTAACATTGCATCAGGGCCCGCGTCTGCGTTTGCGAGTGTAGCTGTTAATGCTTGACCTGTTGGATAACTACTAGTAGTTCCGATGACTTGTTGTGGAGCAGATAGTGCTGCTGTTAATGCTTGACCAGTGGGAATATTAGTATAGTCGGCACTACTTGTTTCATTACCCAAGGAAGCACTTAATGCTTGCCCTGTTAAACTAACTGTAATATTACCAAGTGAACCCCAGGTACCAAATCCCCAGGTAAGCCTATTCCATCCTGCTGACATAGGAAGTTACCTCCCTACTAACCCGATATTCTTAGTATCGCTGCTGTTGAAGTTGCTGCTGGAAATTGAACTGTGAACGTACCAGAAGTTGCTGTTTTATCTCCTCCAAAATCTAAAACACACACCGCTGACTTTGTAGTTGTTGATGATGTATTGTAGATTAAAGCTCCTCTAGCTGTCAGTGTAACACCTGTAAAAGAAAGGTCGCCAAAATCAACTCTGGCTACACCTGCTGTCATAGAAGTTCCTGAATTAACAAGAGCTCCACCGCCTGCTGCGTAAGTTCCACTGTTAGAAACTTCGTTACCAGTTGTGTATGAAGTTGTTGCTGAGTTTAGAGTAGCTGAAGAAGTATAAAGAGCTAACTTGTACTTATCACCACTACCTGATGAAAAGTTCGAATCACCTTCGAGCAATAACTTTTTAAAGTTGTTTGCAATTGCTTGAGTTATAGCCATTTTTATTTTCTCCTATTTTCCTATACGAGGAACACCACTTTGATATTCGTCTCGTCTTCTTCTTCCCATTTGTTCTATTGAGAAGCCTTCTATCACTTGTTTATACTTTCCTTCGTATAATTGCAAGAGATCATTTGGCCCCTTTAGAAAAGAAAATGCTTCTATAAGGCATGCATACAAAAGTCCGTTGGGAAAGTTCAAACTTAAATATGTTGTAGTATTTGTACTAGATAAACCCGGAGGTTTCAAGATATAATTTAATTGAAGAGTATAAGTGGCATCAGGGATAGGGGCCACAACTATGGTATTATCATCCCATAAGCTATAGTATTTAGGAACTCCTTGAGCATTGGTAGGGTTAAATTCGGACATAAAACTAGTGTCTCTGTATTGTAAAAAATCCCTATTATCCGCAGCTCCTACACCATCAGAATCTACAACTTGTAGAGATCTAACCACTAGAGCATCTGTAGGCTCATCGATAAAACGA